CAAGGAATAAAAACAATAACCGATTGGGGTTTTACATATAAAACTTGTGGATTTAGTTGGATGAAAAAAAATAAAAAAAGTGATAGTTTATTTTGGGGATTAGGGTATTGGACTAGAGCAAATAATGAAATATGTTTACTTGCAACTAAAGGAAAACCTAAAAGAGTTTCTAGTAGTGTGCATCAAATAATATATGAACCAATAGAACAACACTCAAAAAAACCAGATTGCGTAAGGGATAAAATAGTAAAACTTTGTGGCGATGTTCCTAGAATAGAATTATTTGCTAGACAAAAAACACAAGGTTGGGATGTATGGGGGAATGAAATATGTACGACATAGACACTTTATTTGGAATAAAAAATTTGATAAAAAAAGAAATCGATGCTATTAAAGAAAATATCGTCTACAATATAGACACACCTGAAAGATTGCAGTATGCTAAAGGAAAGCTCAACGCATACGAGTCGTTGCTTCAGGATATTAATAACCTGCAAAAAGAGGAAGAATGAAACTTATAAAACCTAAAAGATACGAAACATCTGAAACAGATGCATTAGTCCCAAAGGGAGCAAAACAAACCGAAGAATATTTAAAACTTATACCTAACCCAGTTGGATATAGACTTTTAGTGAGACCTTGGTCTGGCAAAGCAAAAACTGATGGTGGTGTATATTTATCTGATAAAACACAAGAAACTATTGA